CTGTGAACCGCTCCCGCGCCGTGCGCCGCTCGGCTTTGGATTGCGCCGCGGCCTTGTCTAGTAGGGCTTGCAGCCCTGGAAAAGTTTCGAGTTCAATCATCGGGTTCCTTTACTCTGCGCGGAATGCGCAGCCCTAAAAGCACCACCGGGCCGCGTGATGCTTTACGGGCTGAGCACTAACCGCCCGTGCTGGCTTCCGCTTGGTGGATCCTGGCTTGCAGCTCGCGCTCGGCGTCTAGGCGCTCAAGCTCGAACCTATACAAGCGCACACACTCTGCAGCCTCATCGGCGGCGGCGCTGGCAAGGGCTGCAGCTTGCGCCACTCTGGCAAGCGCCTCGGCTACGCTTTGCGCGCCGAAGTCGTGTGGCAAGTCGCGCTCGCGTTCTAAAACGTCGTAGTAGTCGCGCGGGAAGCCGGGCGTCTTGTTCCAATAATCCCAAGCCCCATGGACGCGGGCTAGCTCTTCCACCTTATCGCTGGCGCGGGTGGCGGCGTCTCCGAGCACGTCCAGCGCCTTTAGGGCGCGGCGCAGTCGGCTTTGCTCTAGTTTGCTGAGCTTCATAGCGTGCCCTCCACAAGCGCCACGGCGCAAAGCACCACGGCGTAAAAGGTGGTCAGGCATAAAGCCCAACCCATTAGAAAAATCTCGTCGTTCATCGGGTTTCTTTCTGGCGCTCCAGCGCCGGCAATTGACGCGACAAAATGTCGCGCCGGGTAAACTTAGTTAATCCTTTTTCCCAGCGTATCTTTGCGCCCGTTGGCGCTTTGTCGGTCCGTGGCCGCGTGGCGCAGTTCCAAGAGCCGCCGGGGCTGCGATGGGTGGGCGTGTAGCCGCTTGCCAGCAAGCTAACGCCGCTTTCCTCGTCTGCGAGGGTGTAGGTTATGAGCTTTGTATAGCCTAGCGCCTTGGCACGCTTTGCAGCTGCGGCGTAGACTTTTGAGGTAGCGTTACGCGTCAAGGCACGGTTGCCCCATATGCAAACACGGGTCACCTCAAGGGTGAGGGGCTCAGCGGCTTGAATCACGCGCGAGACGGGGCGACCGACAACGGCAACGCCAACCCGAGTAGGTCCATTTTCAACGGCTACGCTAAACTTATGGCCGCGGGGCGCTGGGTGGTGCCGGTGGTGCTCGTCTACAGCTGCGAAAACTTGCCGTTGCCAGCCGGGCGGGCTTGAGGCTGAGCGCCGCCCGTGCTGGTCCACGCTTTCCGCTCCAGCAGTAGGGTCTAGGGTGTCGAGGGTGAAAACTACCACGCAGTTTTCGGCGTCTTGCCACGCCCGGCGCACGGGGCGACCGGTGAAAACGCCCAAGGCTTGCTCGGGCGTGAACCCAAAACAGTCCTCATAGCTGCTGCCGTAGCCGTTGAGGTTTATTGATAGCTCCATCTCAAGGCAACAGCCCCGAATGCCGGCGTGCAAGTCGTCGGCGTTGCCCTCGCTCCACTCGCGCTCGCCTAGAACAATGCAGTAAAACGTGGGCGTGTCGTCGCTCCAAAGGCTGTCGCCTTCGAAGTCCTCGCCGCAGTGCTCGCAGTAGCGCCACGGGTGACCCTCCGGGTATATCTCTGCGCCGGTGTAGTGGTCGAGAGCGTGCATTAGGCAAGCTCTACAGCGAACGCGCCTGAGCCGGTGAAAAGCACGCCGGGCATCTGCGCCGGGCATAGCTCGCGGTTGTCGGCGTAGCAGAACCGGAACTCGCCTGCATCGGGGCGCATTCCAAGTCGCCGCCCCTTGCGATAGCTAACCGCCGAGGGTGCTACCCACTCGCCGCGGAACCACGCAAAGACGGCGCGCCCCTTGCCGGCTCGCACGCCCTTTTCCTCTGCGCCGTAGCAAGCCTGAGCGTTGAGCAAGAGCAGCTGCTGAGTGGGCAGCACCTTGGCAATCTTTGCGCCGTTGCTGCGGTCACGCTTGAGGGTGCTCTTGCGAACGGTCCACTCATGGCAGTTCCAAGCCTTGCCGCCGTGGAGGTTGCGATAGACTGAGACGATCATAGCGTGCCCCATTCTATCAGCTGCGCCTCAGTCACTATGGACAAGCCGTCTGCGGGCGGCGTGTGCAGGTTCACGGCTTGCGCGCTGAGCGCCTCAAGTTCGCGGAAGCTGCAGGGGTTGTGGGGGGCGTGCAGGTCAGTGCAGAGCGCCGTGCTATGAGTCAAAGGGTGGAGTTTCATCGGGTTCCTTTCGTGCCTTTCGGCGTGTTGATATGGGTGGGGCTCTGGTTCCAACTTCGCCCCGCTCTCTCCGAGTGCGAGGCTATCGGCGGCGGCGGGCTTGTCAACCCTTCCCCGCAGGTTGGCAGCAAACTTTTACAATTCAGTTTCTGAGTAGGGGCGTTTACCTGGTTCGCCTCGTGCGCGGGTACGCGCGTCATGCGCTCGCGCTCGGATTATGTAAGCTTATCCCAGCGCCGAAAACGGGCGCTCAGCGAAGGCGGCGCAATTCGCACGCGCACGCACGCGAGGGACGCGGCCCCGGTGGCTGTCAACCCGTCGGGACTAGCGTTGCAGTCCCTATTGTGGGCAAGGGCTAAGGGTAAAACGTATGCGCGGCGCAACCGGCTGCAGCTCCTCAGCGCCCATACCTTCAAAAGAAACTGACCTGGACACTGAGCGACAAGCCGCAGCGATGAAAGGCGCGGGCGCGTATTGGTGAGCTGCGCCCCGACGCCACCCCTTGCCCGGTGGGGGTGGAGGGCTAGGGCAAGCCCCGGACTGCGCACGGATCCGCGCACGGTCCGCATGCCCCCGCCGCCTCGCCTCGCTGAGCCGCAAGCCCAAGCCGAAGCCGTCGGACTGCGCGCAGATCCGCACGCGGTCCGCAGCGCGCAGGCTTGAGTGAGCGCCCCCACCCAAACGCCGTTATGAGCGTTCCCGCCGCCGGCCCCCCCCAACCTGCCCCGCGCCATGATAGGTACTTACGCAAACTGTCTCATTCCCAACGCTTTCAGTTTGTGTGAGTAGGGGCGTAAGCTAACTGTAGGAGCTAGAAGTATGTCTGAACTTGAGCCGGAGGTTGTTGATGTTGAAGTGCTTGGGCCGGAGGATGAAGCACCTCCTGGTTTTGTTGTTGCTCCGCCTGCGTTTGTTCAGGAGGCGATTGCTGGGAATGCGTTGCTGGAGATCAAGAACAGCCTGGACGCCGTGTGGCTGCACCACGAGGAAACTGCGCTACCGCAGGACCAGAGCTTGTGCGCTACTCACGCAATCGCCATCCACTTTTTGGAGCGTTCGTTAAAAGAGTTGGGGGAGTTTTCGCCTGAGTCCTATACGCCTAGCGTGCGCGGGTGGCGCGTTGTTGCTGAGAAGACGCTGAAGGATCTGCAGGCATTTGCGCCCCCGGACCATGAGAAGGCCAGTGATTTAGTAAAGATCGCTGACATTGTGACCGCCTTTTTGGGCGATGGGCATAAAATGCTAAACCAGAAAACAAAACAATATGAGCGTAAGAAGCTTGCTGGCCGTCTTCTTGCGGAGATGGTTTCACTGGATGTAAAAGAGCCTAGGAGGTTAGAGTCTCATGGCACTAAATAAGCAAAAAAATATAACACAAATCCCGCTGGCACAGCGCATTGCTTGGGCCCGCGCCGAGTGGGAGTCTGGCGTCAAAATGACGACGGCAGCAAAGAAGCATGGCGTCAGCCGAGCGACGCTTTATCGCCGTAAAGAGGAAGAAGGCTGGACCCGTAGCGACACGGCAAAGGCTGAGGCTTTGTATGAGCGCGCCAAGGAAGTGATCGAGTCTCGGGAGCTTGAGGCACTTGAAGAACTTGAGGCTCATCTTGGCACGGTTATTTCCAGGCAACGTGGTCTGGCAGACAATCTTCATGCCATGGTGAAAGAGGCGTTTGACCGGGTTGAACAAGAGCCACACCCTGACGCTTTCAAGTATGCAATGAGCGTGAAGATCTGCTCGGAGCTGCTGCGTAACTTGGTAAACGAGAACTCAAAGATTTATGGTTTGGTTTCACCCAAGGCTTCTCAGGCGACGGCAGCAAAGCCCGTCAAGCTGAGTGAGTTGTTGGACGAGCTTGATAGTGAATAATGGAGTCCTCGCAAGTATTACAGATGTTAGCGGACTTTGGTGCTCTCGGGTTGGCATCCGGTGCTATTTTTTGGCTCTACATCAAAATGAGCCAGCGCATGGACAAGTTGACTGACAGTTTCCAGGAGCAATTGCGTGAGCAGGCTAAGGGCCATATAGACCGAGAAACGTCTCTAAGAGACAGGTACGATAAGGTTATTACCACCTACAATGAAGAGCGCGTTGAGGTTATCCAGGGAATCGCTAATAAACTCGATAGTTGTGAGAAGGCACTATCCAACGTCGAGGGGAACCTAAAAATCGTGCTGGAGCTAATCGCTAACGATGAACGGTGATGCCTTAGCCGAAGTAAAGCGTTGCCGCGACGACTTTGAATACTTTGCCAAGCGATGGCTCAAAATCATCGATATGCGCGGCAAGGAGCGTAAGCTTCATTTGAAGCCTGTCCAAAAAAAACTAATCGATATGTGCGAAAAACACAGCGATGTCTGCGTGCTCAAAGGGCGCAAGATGGGCTCCTCGACCGTCATTTCGGCTTGGTTTACCTGGATGGCGAACTTCCGCCCCAACACTCGTGTCCTGGTGCTGGCACACACTGACCGCTCGGCGCGCAACATCTTCAAAATCTACAAGCGGTTCTTCAAATCCTTGCCGCGTGAGATGACCCACCCCATCATCCAGTCCAACCTTGAAGAGATTCTCCTAGAAAACGGCTCGTGGCTGCGTGTGGTGTCTGCATCGTCCGAAAGCGCCCGTGGAACAGACGCCGATTTGATTCATGGATCAGAGTTCCCGCAATGGGGGCAGCTCGGTGAGGCCATCGCTGCTAACTTC